CAACAGATCGAGACCCTCAAGCAGCGTCGCCCAGCGGCTGGACGCGAAGACGTAGCCCTTCCCGTAGCCGATGTCCTCGATGGAGGAGACCTTCTGCTCGGCGGCGACATCCTTGAAGATGAGTTGCTCCAGCCAGTCGGCGCTGTCGATGCAGAGCGTGCTGAAATCATGCTCCTCCTCGTAGAGCGAGCCGATCGCCTCCATCACGTCGTCGAAAGACTTCGCGAGCGGGAACGCCTGCACGTCGAGCGCGTCCAGACCGTCCTCGGTCTGAATGAAGACCGGGTTCGGCGCGGCAGCGGCGAACGTGGACTTGCCGACGCCATGAATGCCGTACAAGAACAGGCGCGGCGGACGGCGCACCGAAGTGCGCCGCAGGGAAGACAGAGAGATAGCCATTGATCGATTTCCTTTCAGATCTTGCGCGAGATCGCGACGGCGGTCTTCGCGGGTTCGGTGACGATATGCTTCGCGATCTTCGCGAAGAGATCCGGCTCGTTGTTGAGCAAGTACTTCAGCCCCGTCGCATCGACCTCGGGCTTGATCTTGATCGGGCGCAGAGCCTCGGGGATGTTCGCGATCACGGCATCGACGAAGACCGACATGTCGGTCGGCTTGCGCGTGAGCTTCGCGGTGAGCGTCACCTTGTACTCACCAACCTCATAGGTCGAGGAACCCTCGACCTTGTCGAAGGCGAGAGCCTTGATGAGTTCCTCTTCGATGGCGACGCGCGCCTTGTTCGCATCGCTCTCGATGCGCTTCGCGTTCGCTAGCTCGTCGGCAATCTGCTCGACGGTGCGCGCCTTCGGCGCGACGGACTTCTTGGCCTTCATGTTCGATCTCCTGATTGGGTTTCGATTTCGTTCAACTCAACTAAACGCAACTCAACTGTCGGCGTTATATTTTCTTCGCAGAGCTTCACGCAAGGACAAAACATCGAAAATTCCCTGAGCGTGTAAACGCTCAGTCGCGCAGCGTTGACGTGGGGGCGTCAAGCCCTCATGTTCTCAGCCTCGACAACGGAGGACGGCACGATGATCACGATATCTCTTGCGGGCGAGCCTGTCGCGAAGGGACGCCCTCGCGCGTCTCTGCGTCGCGCACGCGGCGGCAAGCTGCGGATACACATGCGGACGCCAGACAAGACCGCGAGCTATGAGGAGCGCGTGCGTGCCGCTGCGCGCACAGAGGTCGAGACGTTGAGCGGTCTCATGTCCCTGCCGTTCGACGGACCCGTTCGCATCGACCTCCTCGCGGTCTTCGAGCCGCCCGCATCATGGAGCCAGAAGAAGCGTGCCGCCGCGATCGGTCGCGAAATCGCACACACGGTGCGGCCCGATCTCGACAACATTCTCAAGGCGTGGCTCGACGCTCTGAACGGCATCGTCTATCGCGACGACACACAGGTCGTGCGCGTCGCAGCCGAGAAACGATACGGACCCCAAGCGCTCGTCACAGCCTTCATCACGCGCGCGCCGCAGGATGCGTCGTCGCGCCTGCATTATCAGCTTGATCATCTCGCGGGGGAGCGCAAATGAAGTCGCCCTACGCGCGCGTGGCGCAGCGGCTGATCGACAGCGGCTACAGCGTCATCCCGATCGTTCCCGGCGAAAAGCGTCCAGGCGAGTTCACGCGCGGCGAGTGGCGCGGGATGATCGACTGGCAGCGGTACTGCGACCGACTGCCGACCGTGTTCGAGATCGACATCTGGAACGGCTGGCCCGACGCGGGCGTCTGCGTCGCGCTCGGCAAGGCGTCGAACCTGATCGCAGTCGATTTCGACTACGGCCCCGACGAGCTTCGCGCCGCGCTCGAAGCGCTGATCCCGCCCAGCCCCGTCCGCAAGCGTGGCGCGAAGGGATACACGGCGTTCTATCGCGCGAGCGACTTGCCCTCGCGCAAGTGGAACGTCGGCAGACAGTCGGTCATCGAGATCCTGTCGCACGGGCGGCAGACCGTGCTGCCGCCGACGCTGCATCCTGACGGCATGGAATACTCGTGGCTGACGCCCGACACGCTGGAAGGCGTGTCCGCAGACGAACTGCCTGAGCTTCCCGCCGATCTGATCGAGCAGATCGAGCGCGTCGTGCGTCCGTATCAGACCGAAGAGGACCGAGAGCCGACAACGCGCCGCTCGTCTGGCGAGGGCGACGGCAACGCATACTGGCGCGAGGTCAACGACACCGCGATGTCGAACTTCGACGCCTGGGTGCCGGATCTGTTTCCGATGTCGAAGGCGCGGCGCGACGGCAGCTATCGCGTGATCGCACATTGGCGCGGCTGCGAGCGCGCGAACGTCTCGATCCATCCGCAGGGCATCACCGACTGGGGCGAGGGGCGCAATTACACGCCGCTCGACCTCGTCATGGCGGCGGCGGGCAGCGATCTGGAGAGCGCCACGCAATGGCTGCGCGAGCGGCTCGGCATGCAGCCGCCTGAGCCTGCTGTCGATGTAAGCGCGTTCGTCGAGAAGCATGCGCCAGGAAAGAAGAAGAAGGCACAGCCGCAGCCGCAAGAGCGGCCCGCGCCGAAGGCCGCGCCTGTCGGATATTTCGACCTCGGCGGCGCGATGCAGATGATGTTCGACGCGATCATCAAGTCCGCGCGTCGCCCGCAGCCGATCCTGGCTGTCGGCGCATGCATCGCGGCGATCGGCGTGCTGATGGGGCGGCGCTACGCGACGCCGACCAATCTCAGGTCGAACGTCTACGTCATCGGCATCGCGGACAGCGGCGCGGGAAAGAACGCCGCGCGCGAGGTGATCAACCTCGCATTCTCGGAGGCCGGTCTCGGGGACTACCTGGGCGGCAACAAGATCGCCTCGGGCAGCGGTCTGCTGAGTGCCGCGTTTCGCCATCCGGCGATCCTGTTTCAGCAGGACGAGTTCGGCATGTTCCTGTCTGGCGTCGCGGATCGAAAGAAGGCCCCGCGCTACCTGACCGAGATCCTCGATCACCTGACGGAGCTATACACGTCAGCCAGCGGCGTCTTCCTGGGGATTGAATACGCGGACCAGAAAGAGCGCCCGCGCCGCGACATCGTCCAGCCCTGCGTCTGCATCCATGCGACGACGACGCCTGGGCATTTCTGGGCTGCGCTGCAAAGCTCGAACGCCATCGACGGATCGCTCGCACGCTTCCTGATGTTCGAGAGCGCGGAGAGCTATCCAGACGCGCAGATGTCTGTGCAGCCCGAGATCTCACAGGATCTGATCAAGGCGCTCCAGACAATCGCTTGGCCTGGGCAGGCAGACGGCAAGAACCTCGCGTCGCACATGGGCGCGGGCGACATGAAGCCCGCGCGCATCATCACCGTGCCGTTCGACGACGAGGCGAACGCTGCGATGAAGGCTCTGGACGAGGAGATCACCGACCGACTGCGCGGCGCGGCGGGCACGCACTACACCTCGATCATGGCGCGGCAGTGGGAACACACGGCCCGCCTTGCGATGATCCGCGCCGTCTCGCGCGACGCGCGCGATGCGCGTGTAAACGCTGACGACGTGAAGTGGGCCGATCTCGTCGTGCAGCGGTCGGTCGATCTGCTGTGCAGCGGGATCGAGCAGCACGTCGCAGACAACGCAGAGGAAGCCAAAACCAAGCGCACGATCGAGATCATCCGCTCGGCTGGCGAGGAGGGGATCACCAAGAGCCAGCTATTTCGTCGGACGCATTTTCTGAACCCGCGAGATCGCGAGGCAATTCTGAAGGCGCTAGTCGAGAGCGAAGAGATCTCATCCGAAATTCGGGCTGGCGTAACAAAGCCGACGACCATATATCGTGCGAAATGAGGAGGCACAGATGAGTGACGAGCAGAATGACGCAGACAGGTTCCGGTGCCGCATGGAAGCGGCATACGGATCGGCCTACGGATGGCAGCGCTGGTTCGCGCGGGCATTCGACATCGAGCGGCGAACGCTCACAAGGTGGATTCAAAAGGAGGGAAGCACGCGCATACCGGGGTGGGCCTGGACGGCCCTGGACATGATCGAAACCATCAGACGGATGACAGGAGAACTACCGATGTCTCAGATGAAGGTGCGGGGTCGCCCGCCGCAGACTGGTCGATACGAAACGCGACAGCAGATGTGCGAAGCGGTGCTGCGCGATGTTCTGGTGGGCGGCATGACGCAGCCGCAAGCCGCCGCAGCCGCTGGCGTAACGGTCGCCGTCGTGCAGCGCATCGTCGCGCGCCAAGAGGGCATGACGCCGAAGCTGCGAAAGGAGATCGAACGAGCCGCGAGCAAGCGGGCGAAGGAAGAGGCCCGCGCAACGAAGAAGCGCGCAGCTTGAGGTGACGGGGCCTGCGTTTCAACGCGCAGGCCCCATTCTCAGAAGCGTCCAGAGCGCAGATCGCGCGTCACGTCTTCGCGCTCGGGGTCCTCTGGCGTCTGCCCAACGACGGTCTGCGTGCCGACAACGGGCGCTCCGCGCGCAGCACTCTGATATCGCGCGCCCTGCACGACACGACGCTGCTGGTGCTTCTCCAACTGATCGAGGATGTCCTTGATCTGCTGCGGCGTCGATCCAGAGAAGATGCGCGCGAGTTCACGCGCGCGCGCCTCTGGTTCCGCGATCCGGCTGAAGACATTCTGCGCCTTGTTGATCAGGTTCGGCGCAGAAGGGTTCGCAGCGAAGCCCGCGATATCCGAAAGCATCGCCGCGCCGGTTTGCGCCTGATCGAATTCCCGCGACGCCTCAAGCCTGCGTGCGGTCGGTGATCCTGCGACGGCACGCTGGTTCTGGCTGTAGATCTGCCCCTCGCGCATCAGGGCTTCCTCCAGCTTCCTGAAGTCGCGCGGGCCAGGGGCAATCATCTGGAGCTTCTCGCGGATCTCGGGGTTGCCGATGATCTGGCTGGCGGCTGCACGCGCGCGGTCTGCATCGTGCGGGTCCAGCGTCTGCGTGGCGGCGCGATAGTGGCGACGCAGCGCCTCGAACGCGCCAGTCCTGATTGCCTCCTGCTCAAGCGGCGTGTTCGCATCGGCCAGCGTCCTGGCGAGTCGCTGCGGCTCGATGCTCATAAATTCGTCGCGACCAAAGCGCAGGGCGTCTCGGATTTCGGCGTCGCCCTTGTAGACGGAGCGCGCTTCAGTCCAGGCGTCCCTCACGTTCTTCGGCAGCGCGTTCTCGACTGCCTCGATGTACTGAGATCTGAATTTTCTCAGCCCAGGAAGATCGGGCTGCACGGTGCCGCGTTTCACCGGCTGCGCCTCAAGTTCAGCGATCCTGCGATCAATCGCCCGCTTGAACTGATCGAGCGTCTGAAGAGACGGCTTCTCCATGACGCGCCGCCCGTCCTGCCAGATCTCCTTTCCAGGCTTCTCTCCCAGGAGCGTGTATCGCGGGTCGCTGAGAGCTTCCTGCCAGATTTTCTGCGCCCCTGGCTGGTTCAGCAGGGCTGTCAGTTCCGGCGTCTCTGTCACAGCCCTGCCAAGCGCATACGCGCGCTCGTAGTGCGGCTGCGCCGACTTACGCATCTTCTCGATGATTGCGTCCTCGGCATCGAAATAGTCGTCGGGCTTCAGCGTCTTGTTCAGTTGCTGCATGGTGCGCGCGACCGTGCCCTGGTTCGTCCTCATCGCTTGCTCTGCGAGGTCTTCGCCCGCGCCGGATTTCAGCGCAGCGACCTCGAACGCGCGACCAAGCTGCGGAGACTGATACTGAATGCCGAGCGGGACGCCCATCTTCTCGTCTGCCTTGATGCGCGCGCGCAGATCGTTGATCGTGATCGGATTGTCGCTCTTCGACATCATCTGGAGGACGTAATCGCGCGCGCGCGCGGCGGCATCCGCCCCAGGCAGATTGAGCCTGTCCGCGACGTTCTGGTAGCCGCTCGCCGCGAGCTTGCCCGCCACCGGAACGGCAAGGCCAAGCCCGCCGCCGACCATAGCGCCGAGCGCGCCGCTGCCCGCTGCGTCACCCATTTCCTCTGCGCTGCCGACACCGCTCGCCGCGCCTGTCAACGCACCGACCTTTCCGGCGGTTCGCGTCGGCGTCGATCCCTGCCACGCGGCACGCGCCAATCGACCGAGCGTCCCAGCGTTGCGCGCGACGTTGCTCGCGCCCGCAGCGCTCGCCACCTGTCCGCCGGGAACGAACATCGCGGCGACGGACGGCACGACGCCACCGGCAATCTCCGAGCCGAGAGCGGTCATCGGGTTCTGCTCGGCAAAGCGCGCAAGCGATGCGCGCTCCTCGTCTCGGAGTTGCTCGTAGCTCTTGCGCTCGAACGGATTGAGTGCGCGCGCGCCAGCGACGATCTCGTCTCCGAAATTGAACGTCAGCCCTTGCAGAGCCGTGCGCGCGAGACCTTTGGCATAGTCCGCGCCGCGAAGCTCACCGTCATCTTTCGGCTGCTGCTGCTGCGGTGCGGCGCTCGCGGCGGCTTGCGTCGCGAGCCTCACCGCATCCTCTGGCGTGGTTCCTTCTGGAACCTCGATGCGAGCGATGCGACCGTCTTCAAGCTGAACTCGCGCAATGGGCATCGCGATGCTCCTCGTTATTCATAGCCAAGGAATTTTGCGCCGCCCTGGGGAGGCGCGGCTGGCGCAGCACTCGGCGCGGCTGGCGCGGGCGCGGGCGGTTGCGCCCGCTTGCTAGCAAAGAAATTCTGCCACGACTGTCTCTTTTCGTTGAGGGCGTACTTGCCACTCTTCTCAGGATCGAAGATCGGGTTGCTGTTCAGATACTGGTTCCAGTACTCCTCCGCGCCCCGCAAGCTGCCGCTGTGTGCGCTGGCGTAGCTCTCAAAGAACTTGAGCTTCTGGATCATGTCCTCATGCGCCATTCGAGACGCGCGAATGATTGCGGCATTTGTCTCTCTCGGCTTGTCTGGGCCAACCGTGGCGCTCTGAAACATCCTGGCGTCGTAGTCAGACGTTGCGCCGCTTCCTGGCGGGCGCATATTCGGCGCGATCTTGTTGCTGATCGCAGTCATCTCGCTGATTTGTGGATCGAATGCGCCGACAATCGATCTCGCAGCAGCCCCGACGACGGGGACGCCATAGACGCCACCCGTCGATTGCGACTTCATGAGTTGCTCAAAGCGGTCCATGTCCGCGATTGCCGCCCTGCTCGGGGCAATCGCCTCACGCAGGCCAGAAAGCTGCTTCTCCGCTTCCTTCATCTGGAGATTGGCGTACTGCTCGCTCATCTTCGGAGACAGATTTCGCGGCCCCGCATTCGGATTGAACGGCACGCCGACGCTCCGCGCATATTCCGCGCGCTCGTCTGGCGAAACGACCGGAGCGCTGCCCTGCTTGTTCTGCGCGGGTCCGACCAAGCTCATCTTGCTCGGATCTCGCTTGTCGATCGCGACGCGATACGCGCCAGGGGCGACGCCCATGCGCTTCGCCTGCTCGTCGCCAAGCTCGATGGTGTCGAAGTGATACCCGGCGTCCCGCCCCGCCGCGAGAGCGGCAAGATCGCGCCGCATCTCCCGGTTCTCACGCGCCCTGGCTTCCGCCGAAGCAAGAGAAGCTGACCGCTCCATCAGCCGACGACCGGCTTCTGCACGCTTCAGCAGAGTGTCGTATTCGTTCTGCGCCTGCTGCGCGCCGACATCAGCGATCCCCGTCTCGTACTGCTGTGCCTGTGCGCGGTGCTGACGCTCCATCTCACGCTGACGCTGGAGCGCAGGAGACAACTCGCCCGCCACGTTGCCCATGCTCTCCGCGAACGATCCCGTCCTCGTTGGAGACAGAAAGCCACGCGACATCGACAGCAGCATCTCCGCGCTGTTGTCGGTCTTCTGCGCCATGAGCGCATCGTAGCCGCGCCGCAGCGCCGCTTTCTTTTCTTCAAGAGCCTGCTTTCGTCGGTTCTCGATCTCCGAGAAATCGACGTTCGCCATCTTTGCGCCCGTGTCATACAGCTTTCGGACTGCGGGGGACGCAGACAGAAAGTCGGCATCGGCCTCGTCGTTCTGCATGTCGCTCATCACTTCATTCCCTGCAAGATGCCGCCATAGCCCGTCGCCATCCCGGCGAACTGCGATAGCGGGGACGGCTGGAAGTTCGTGCCGGGGGCGCTCGATATCTTCGTCTCGCTTTGCGGCATGGACATGCCGCGCAGCGCTGAGTTCAAGAAGGCGATGTTGTTGCGGTCGTAGTCGCGCTTTTCAAGGTAGTCCTGATTGGCGACATCGAGATTCCTCTGGTTCTGCTGCTGCTGCGTCTGGCCGATCGTCTCAAGCGCAGCCGTGTCTCGCAGGCCAAGCTGCTGGCCCATCTGAGCGAGCGCGCCCTGCTGCTGCGCGGCGGCGAGGCTGCGACCCATGCCGCTCTCATACGCGCGCATCGCGGCATCCTGGCCTGCCTGGAGCGTCTCCGCTTGTTTGCCCAGGATCGACTCCTGGGTGTCGCGCAGCGCACGCTGAACGAAGTCGGCGTTTCGCGTCGAGCCGAATTGACCGGCCTTCGTGAACGTGTCTCCGATCTGCGGCAGGAGGTTCTCGGAGAGATTGCGCGCGCCGAGTTCAGCGATGCGGTTTGTGACGCCCGTCAGATACGGAGACTCAAACTTTGAGAAGATGTCGGCGTTGAACGGTGTCGCGGCTTGATTGGCGGATTGCTCCGCAGCCGTCATGCCGGTCTTCCACATGCCCTGGTTCGCGCGCGTATCCGCGAATGCCTTCGTCTGGTCATCGGTGAGGCCAGCGACGCGCGCGGGCCGCGTGCCAGCGTAGTCGGCGTAGGGCTGCGCGGCGATCGCATTCGCCTTCGCCGCGATACCCTGCGCGTGTGCCTGATACCAATCTGGAAGATTTGAACTCGTGGACGAATAGCTCGTCGCCTGCGGCGGCGCCTTGCCCTCGAACAGAAAATCGGTGATAGCCATCTCAGTTCCTCCTCTGGAGGTAATGCTCTGGGGGTTTTGCGTCGGGAGAAATTTTCCCGCGCGATAGCGCGCCGCCTTTGTGCGCGCGAATGTTTTCGCGGAATTGATCGAGACGCTTTGCGCCAGCGTCGCTCGATCCGTCTCCGAGCAGGGCGACGGTCTCGGCGTCGATGACGTACTCGCCGTCGCTCAGACGTGCCGGGATCTCGTCCGACCGCCCGGTGCCGGGGCCAGACACCGGACCCTGCGCGCGCTCGCCGCCCGCCGCCAGCATCGCGAGCGGTCCTGCGTGGATCGACCCGCCATCTGCGGCGGCTACGGACCATGTCCGCTCCATGAATTTCGGGTCGGTCGCATCGGTCTGGGGTCGCTGCCCGTATCGATACCAGTCGGTCAGCCCGCTCGGGATCGCGCGGGACTGTAGCTGGTAGTTGACCGGCCTGAAGGTCGAGGCGGGCATCTGCGGGGGCGGCGCGGGCGCGCGCGGGCGAGACATCATGCTCGACCCCATCAGCAGGCCAGCCCCGCCCGTGAGAAGCGGCCCCCAGGCCGATTTTCTGGCCCCTGGAGCGGGGGAAGCGTCCTTCCCGCTACCTGACTGCCCCGCAGCCGCTTGAGCCGCTCCAGTGGCCTGATTTCCGGCTGCGGCGGGGATGCCCAAGGCGTTGCCGATCGCGCCGCCCGCAAGCCCGCCGCGCAGGGCGTCCGCCAGCCCGGTCGAGGTCGCCCCGGCAAGAGCGCCGCCGAGCGCGCCCTGCGCTCCGTTCGCGAGCGCGCCCGCACCCGCGCCGATGATCGCGGAGCCGAGCGCTGGTGCCCAGGTCGATCCGGCGGGCAGGAGTGCGCTGCCGATGCTGCTCGCGAGGCCAGGGGCGACGACGTTCGACAACAGCGGAACAAACGGCGCAGCGGCGCGGAACAGGTCCGCGACCTTGAAGTACTCGGGCAGACCCGTCTCGGGGTTGGTCGTCGGCTCGCCCCAGTTCTCGCGAAGCCACGCGAACTCCTCGGGCGCGAGGTGGACGACTACGCTGTCGCCGTTTCGACCAGCAGCGCCTACACGCTGCGCGGCCTGGGCAAGCCCGCCCTCGGCATAGCGAGGCTCGGTCACGACTCGAAACGAGCATGGCATCATCGGCATCGCTACAGTCCCTTGTCGAATTGTCGGTTGAATTCTACCGCCCACTCCCGCCAATCGGAATACATATATGGCGGCGGGACGGTTCGTCGCTGCATCTCTGCCAGGGACGCCACGTTTTGCGCCCAGGTGCGCCAGTCATCTTCTCGATCCAGCCGCCCAACGACACCGAATGCCTCTAGGTTGGTCGTTGTGTAATCGGCCCACTCTATCACCGAGAGACCTCTCGGATCGACCATGATCCCAGAGTACAGATACGACGGCTGGTCAATCTCGACCGTCGAGTCACTCGAAAGCGTTGCGTTTCCGAGCGTTGCGGAAAGAATGCCGACAAGCGGAGAGAACGCATCGCTCGATAGCGTCGCGTCTCCCAGAACTGACGAAAGATTGCCTTCGTTGTTCTGCTCTGCGCTGGAAGAAAGAATTGCGTCTTCGAGCGCAGCGACAAGGTCGCCGGAAAGAGAAACTGCCGCATCGCTTGAAAGCGTCGCGTCTCCGAGCGTTGCGCTGAGATCTGCGACGTACGGCACAGATGCATCGGATGCGAGCGTCGCCGCGCCAAGCGTCGTCGTCACGTCTCCGAATTGAGCAACGTCATTGGACGCGCCTGCGAGCGGCAGTTCCGCAATCGCGAACACGCCGATTGCAGCGACACGCTCAAGCGTGAATGCCGGGGCGGCGAAAGACTCAAGCGTCGCCGCGCCAAGCGTGGCGGACAACTCGCCACTCAGGGAGATCGTTGAGTCGCTTGACAGCGTTGCGTCGCCAAGGGTGACGCTCAGATCTGCCGTGTTGTCGAACTGGCCCGCAGCGCCCAGTGTTGCCGCGTCGAGCGTGATGGACAGGTCGCCCGTCACCGGAATGCTGGCGTCGCTCGAAAGTGTGACCGCACCAAGCGTGACGCTTAGGTCTGCTGCGCTGTCGAACTGGCCGGAGGACGAAAGCGTCACGCCTCCAAGCGTCACGCTCAGATCTGCGGCGTTGTCAAACTGGCCTGCCGCAGACAGCGTCGCCGCATCAAGCGTGGCGGACAACTCGCCAGACAGAGAGAGCGTCGCGTCGCTCGAAAGCGTCACGCTTCCAAGCGTCACGCTCAGATCTGCCGTGTTGTCGAACTGACCATCAGACGAAAGCGTCGCTGATTCCAGCGTAACAGACAGGTCGCCCGTCACCGGAATGCTGGCGTCACTCGAAAGCGTCGCTGCGCCTAGCGTTGCGACAAGCTCGCCGTCTGATGCCGTCGCACCACCACCGGACAGCGGAATTTCTGCGATGGCAAATACGCCGATCGCCGCCACCCTGTTCAAGGTGAACGGCAGATATCCCGTTGCCTCAAGCGTCGCGCCCTCAAGCGTTACGCTTACGCTCCCGAAATTGTCTAGCTGCGCGTCAGACGAAAGCGTCGCCGCGCCAAGCGTAGCGCTTAGGTCTCCCGACAGAGAAATCGCCGAATCGCTCGATAGAGTTGCGTCGCCAAGCGTGATCGACAGGTCTGCGCTGTTGTTGAACTGAGCGTCTGCACTCAGCGTCGCTGCACCGAGCGTTACGCCGAGATCTGCGGATATCGAGATTGCGGCGTCGCTCGACAAGACAGCCGCGCCAAGCGTCGCGGTCAGGTCGGAGACGTTGTTGAACTGCGCGTCGGAGGCCAGCGTCGCCGCACCTAGCGTGACGCTCAGATCTCCAAGGCCAGGAACAACCGCATCAGACGCAAGCGTCGCTGCGCCCAATGTGACCGACAGATCTGCCGCGTTGTTGAACTGAGCATCGCTCGAAAGCGTCGCCGCTCCCAGCGTTGCCGTCAGGTCACCCAGGCCGGGGACGAGGGCATCGCTCGATAGCGTCGCGGCACCAAGCGTGACCGCAACGTCACCAGACGATGCATTCGCCCCGCCGCCTGCGAGCGGGAACTCAGCAATCGCAAAGGCGGCAATCGCGCCGACACGGTCGAGCGTGAACGGCACGACGCCGGTCGAGAACAGCGACGCAGCCTCAAGCGTGACGCTCAGATCCGCTGCGTTGTTGAACTGCGCGTCAGACGAAAGCGTGACTGCGCCAAGCGTCACGCTCAGTTCGCCCGACAGCGACAGCGTCGCGTCGCTCGACAGCGTCGCACCCGCAAGCGTTGCCGTCAGAGATCCCGTGACATCGAACTGGCCGGTCGAACTCAGCGTGGCCGTGCCGAGCGTGACCGACAGGTCGGCAGATATCGAGATCACTGCATCGCTCGAAAGCGACGCCGCACCGAGCGTCGCAGACAAGCTGCCGAAATTGTCTAGCTGCGCGCTCGACGACAGCGTCGCCGCTCCGAGCGTTGCGGTCAGGTCGCCCGTGGCCGGGATCAGCGCATCGCTCGACAGCGTCGCATCGCCCAGCGTCACCGACAGCGTCGCGGTGTTGTTGAACTGCGCGTCAGACGACAGCGTGACGTTGCCCAGCGTCGCTGAAAGCTCGCCGCTCAGGGAGAGCGTGCTGTCACTCGAAAGGGTCGCGTCTCCCAGCGTTGCGTTCAGCGTCGCGACAAGCTGCGAGATCACCGAGCCTGCGCCAGCCAGCGGGACGAATGCGATGGCGGCACCAGCGATCGCTGCGGTCGGCGTCAGGTCGGCGGGGATGCCCGCGAAAGCCTCAAGCGCAACCGTGTCGAGCGTGACGCTCAGTTCACCGGACAACGAGATCGTGCCGTCGCTCGACAGCGTCGCGTCGCCCAGCGTGACGTTGACGCTGCCGGTGTCGTTGAACTGAGCCGCCGAAGACAGCGTCGCTGCGCCGAGCGTCACAGACAACGTCGCGGTGTTGTCGAACTGCCCCGTCGCACTCAGCGTGGCGGCACCGAGCGTTGCGCTCAGTTCGCCCGACAGGGAGATCGTGCCGTCACTCGACAGCGTCGCCGCGCCGAGTGTTGCGGACAGCGTCGCGGTATTGTCGAACTGACCAGCCGACGAGAGCGTGGCCGCACCTAGCGTCGCGGACAGGTCGGCAGATATCGAGATCGCCGCATCGCTCGACAGCGTTGCCGCATCGAGCGTTACCGACAGCGTTGCCGTGTTGTCGAACTGGCCCGCCGCACTTAGCGTCGCAGCGCCAAGCGTTGCCGTCAGGTCGCCGATGCCGGGGATCAACGCATCGCTTGAAAGCGTCGCGGCCCCAAGCGTGATCGACAGCGTCCCGACGTTGTCGATCGACGAAGACGAACTGAGCGTGACTGCGCCCAGCGTCGCAGACAGATTCGCCGATATCGAGATCGAGCCGTTGGCACTCAGCGTCGCTGCGCCGAGCGTCACAGACAACGTCGCGGTGTTGTCGAACTGAGCGGTCGCACTCAGCGTCGCCGCGCCGAGTGTTGCCGTCAGGTTTGCTGTTACCGGCGCTGCTCGCGTGCCCGCTATTGGGGCAGAGGCGATCGGGAAACTTGCGATCATCGGGCGTTACCCGATGACGGTGCCATCGGAGGGTTCAACGTGCGCGAGGCAGTAGCCCATCTTGTAGTTCCCGCCGATTGCGTTCGACCGGAACTTGAAGCGCAGATTTCTGCGCGCCTCTTTCGACGGCACGATCTGCTGGTGCGGCGCGGACGGCGTCGCGGGGAACGAGATCTCTGCGCCGTTCACTTCGTTCGCGCGCGCGTTCGTCGTGCCGGTGATCTGCACCGTCATGTCGCCGCTCTGGACGAAATCCGGCTCGATCATCGAGACACGCAGCCATTGGTTCGCCGCCTTGCCGAAAGGTGCGCCCTTTGGCATCGAGATGTCAGCGGTCTCGAAGTAGCTGTCGATCGCGTTGGTCACGATGGGCGTGCCCTCGACTGCATCGGTGCCAAGCTCGTGCTGATAGATGCGATACTTGCTGCTGTGCGGCGTCGCGCCGACCATCAGCGGTCGCGGGAAGACGCGCGCCGAGATGCCCGTCGTCCTGCCGCCGACAGGAAGCTCGGTGTCGTACCAGACGGGACGACCGGCGAGGGCGCTCTCGCGCGTGTTGAAGACCACGGCATGCGAGCATTCTGTCGCCGTGCCACGGGGGTAGCAGAACCAGATCTCGCCATAGCGCGGAATTGAGAACGCGAACACCTTGCTGCGCTGCGCGAAGTTCAACCCCTCGAAGAACCAGTCGAGGTTCAGCGTGTTGGGCATCTCACGCACGACACCGTTGAACATGTAGAACTTGTCGATGCCGACCCAGTAGAAGATGCCCTCGAACTCGACGATGGCATTTGGGGACATGATCGAGATGCTGTCGGAGATCGTGTCGAACGCGAACACGGTCTGCCCGCCCGTGAAGTACGCGCGCAGCAGGCTGTCGGTTGACCACAGCAGGCCAGACGGGCTTGAGCCTGGGCCGCCGCGCAGCGGCATGCCCGCGACGAGCTTCGACTGCGTGATGCGCGCGAAGCCCGCTCCTGCGCCATTGAAATGCTCTGGCTCATTCGGACGCGACCACGCGAAGCCGCCAGCCTGACCGAAAACGCACAGGTACGGGTGGAGCGCGACGACGCCTCCCGCGAGCGCATTCGCGCCCGTCACGTTCGCGTCGGTGATCTGTGTAAACGCTCCGGTGCCCGTCGTCGCTCCAAGGTACAGAAGCCCGCCGACCTCGTTGTCGATCTGACCGAGATTTGGCGCGACGTGCGCGACGATAGCGTTGTTCGAGCCGCCAGCGTTGTAGATCGTCGCGGAGGTCCACTCGTAGTTCGCGTTGCTGACGAAGCCTGCCGGGGTGCGCGAGATGACGCTGGTCGGCACGCCCGTCAGGTTGTCGATCGCGATGCGCTCGATACCTGTGCTGGAGAACGAGTGGATGATCGTCTGTCCACCGGACGAATCGACGTTGACCTCTCGCACGGGGCCGGAAAGCTGAGAGGAGATCTGGGAGTAGCCGCCCATCTTGCGCGGCAGTCCACGCTGCCAGCGGCACCATTGACCATCGACATGGAAGTCCCCTTCGAGAACGGTCCCGTCTCGCTTGATCCCTGGCAGGGAAAGAATTCGGACGGGAGAGGGCGGCATTACCGGACCTCGGAAAAGACGTTCAGAACGACGGTGCCGTTGTCGAGCGCGACGATCTCATGCATGCGACCGGCGCGGAACAGAATAGGCGTGTCGTCTGGCCCGCGCTCGATTTCTTTTCCGCCAGAGCGCGCGACGATGCGGCCAGACACGACGAGGGTCAGGTGGTCCTCGTCGTGCTGGTGCGCGGGCAAGCCCTCGCCAGCCGCGAACTCGTATCGGTCGAACCGAGATCCGAGCGCTGAGAACTGGCGCAGCTTCACCTCACATCTCCTCGACGCCGCTCGCCTGCGTCACGACGGGCGACGGCGCGGGCGGGCGCGGCGGCTTCGCGACGAATTCGCCATCGACGTAGTCATGCGTGTCGGCGGACACGTCGTCGTGGCATTCTGCCCAAAAGTTTGGCGGAACAAGAGGAAAGATTTGATTTTCGATCTGACAGATTCTGCTCCCTTCTTGAGGGGCAATCATCGCATATTTCACGGCAGCATCCTCGTTTCTACCCACTCGACGACAACCGCCCCTTGATTTCCTGCCCCGCCCAGCCTGCTCGCCCCAGCAATGTGAGAATTGCTGACTCCTATGGAGCCAGCAGCGCCGCTGAATGGGACGCCACCAATAGATGTGGACGATGCGTTCAAGAAAACTGCGTAGCTCTCCAACTCAAGCAGAAGCCCAGGAGCCGCAACAACTGACCCCGGTGCGGTTCCACCGGCAATACCTCCCGCTCCACCGTTTGCCTGGATGAAGGCACCAAAGAGCGATGCGGTTCCGGCAGAGCCAGCCGTGTTTGCGCCTCCAAAAGCACCCCCAGCTCCGACCGTCACCTGAGCGCTACTTGGAGGCTTTTCGATGACAACGGCTCCGCACCCTCCTGCTCCACCAGAGCCAAAGGTATTTGGAGCGCAACTATTAACATAATAGCCGCCTCCGCCCGCCCCTCCGATTGCGACAACTCGAATCGCGGAGCAGCCTTCTGGCTTCACCCAAAAGCCAGAACTCAAAAACACCTGTCGTCGGGGTATCAACAGGGTTGTGGTTTGCTGACTCTGAAAAACACCTGGGTTCATGGCTCACAGATCCGCGTATTCGGCGTCGATGTTGGTGTTCTGCGCGACGTGAGGGGCGGCGCGCAGAAGAGTGGTGGTCCCCTGCAACATCAGCCCGACGCATTCCGGCACCTCGGCGTACTGCCCGCGAACCGTGGCGGAAACCGTCGCCGCAGCGAGAGCAACGTCACAAAGAAATCGGTTTGTCGTGCCGTTGTCCGTCGAGATGAAGAAGCGGATCATGTTGGCCGCTCCGGTGGCAACGGCACCCGTCACCGCAACGCGCCGGATGCGACGCCCGTTCGCGGTTCCCGCCACAACGGTGACAAGCGTTCCCGTGCCATCGATCGCGGTGTTCGCGGTCCCAACTTGAACATTCGCCCGCCCAGGCGTCGCGGCGTATTGGGGGTTCGTAGCCATCTCAGATTACTCCTGCATTGAGAATTGCGAAATTGGACTGCGGAGCCTCTTGCGAGGACCACGTCGTTCCATCCGACATTAGCACATTGCCAGCCGCGCCGGGAGCCACCTCCTGCAAAGCGGACGTTCCGTTGCCCAGCAGCACGTTGTTCACGGCAAGCGTCGCCGCTCCGGTGCCGCCGCGCGCGACGCCGATGGTCCCCGACGCAATCGCGGCGGCATCGATCGCGATCGTCACGTTCGACGCTGCCGTCAGCCGCCCCTGGGCATCCACGGTGAACGACGCGACAGCGGTCGCAGATCCATACGATCCGGCAGTCACCGCTGTGTTCGCGAGCGCGAGCGTGCCAGCCCCGGTGATCGGCCCGCCGGTCAGCCCGGTGCCGCTCGCGACGCTTGTCACGGTGCCCGACGACGACGACATCGCGAGGAACATGTTGGTGCCGTTCGACACTAGGATCGCGCGCGTGCCGGATGCGATGTTCGCGCTCGTTACGCCAGCATCGGCCGAATTCACGCGCCACGTCGCGACGTGCCCGCCCAGCGTCAGGTTGTTTGTGACGAACCAGAAGCCTGGAGCGGTGCCGTATTCGTAAATTCGGTCGCCGGTCAGCGTGCCGTTGAATTGCTGGATCTGCGCGGCAAGCTCGGACGCACTCAGCGTCTGCGTTCCAGCCGCGCCGCCTGCCGAGATGTTGACTGCCGAGATGGAATAGGCAGTCGATGCGCCGCCGCGACCGACCGTGCGGATCTGCGTGCCATCGCAGACCAGCATCGCGCTCTCGGTTTGGTTCAGCACCAGCGTCGTCGATCCGTCGATCAACTCCGACCCGCTCGGATCGAGCGTCAGCGTGCCGCTGCCGTCGTTGCGGACGAAGCAGAACCACGTCGCGCCGAGCGTCGCCGCCGCATCGATGGTGAACGTCAACGCGCCGCCTGTCGAGACGATAAGCTGCGCCCGGTCGTTTGACGCAAGCGTGTAGTTCGCGTTCTTGGTCGAGGTCGGGCACGACTGGACAAGCAGCCCCAGAGCCGCTTGCAGACCCGCTCCAGCGAGGGAAGGGGCATCGGCCAGGGATGTACCAGCCCCGTACTGAATCGCGCCCCAGGTGCCCGCCAGGGTCGTATTGGAGCGCAACCAGATGAGCCAGCCCTGGCCTGGGGCGATTGTCGCGACCGCATTCGACGCGGCGTCGCGCACCGTCAGCGAATACGCGCCCAGGTTTCGGATCAGCGTGTCCGCGCCAGGAGAGCCGCCGCGCGCGTCCGGTAGCGTGATCGACCGGCCAGACGCATTCGGCGTGGCGTCGATCTTGTCTGCCATCACCAGCGTCCCTGGTGCTGCATTCAGAGGCCAGCCAAGAGAGGCGTCTGCCAGGACCGAGATCGACAGATACGACAGGTCGGAGGGGTTGATGTTCTGCCCGCCGAAGATCTGAGTGTAGTTTGGCACCTCAAGCCTCCTTGCGGACGGTTGTGCGATCCATCATTCGCTGCACGTCCTCGCCATTCGTTGCGGCGAGGTGGCGATCGAAGAACTGCTGCCAGATCGCCATGCTCTCGGAGTTCTTCAGAAACGGCGCGGCCTCAAGCAGCGTAGCGTACAACAACAGGTCGGGCGCGTGCTGCGTCAGCCAGTTGCTCTGCGTCTGATCGTCCAGAAGAGGAAGCGTCTGCCAGTACAGGATCTCAGCGTTGAGTTGCTGATCTGGCGTCGGCGCAATGACCCAGTTGTCGAAATTGTAGTCTGCGTAGAACTCGGGCGTCCCCGTCAGGCTCTCGTCGGGCCAGTACTTTCTGACGTACTCGTAGCTGCGCGGGTAGATGAACTTGCGGCTGACTGCGGACGCTCCGATGTTGAATGAGATCGTCCTGCGCCAGCGGGTCGGCTTTTCGTAGACGGAGACGCCGCTCGCAAGCGTCGTCGTGACGACGTTGATGAAGCCTTCGATCTTCAGTTCGCGCGCGCAGCGACGCTCCGCTGCGTTGATCAGGCGCGGGATCTGAGCGTAGACGAGCGGATCGCTCTCTGCGCTGAAGCCGCGCTCGATGTAGCGCTGCACGTCGAGCTTGAGGCTCGCGAATGTCGTCTGCTCTGACATGTCAGGATTTGCACGCGCGGATCACGTCGCGCAGCATCCGGTAGTCGATGATCGCTTTTACCATTGCGCTGTCCTCGGCGGCTGCTTCCATCTCATCAGCAAGCCGCGACATGAAGGCGCGATCGTACTCGCGCAGCGGCGGGCACGTCACGACGACGCTCGGCGCGCACGAAGCGAAGACGATGCTAAAAGCGACCAGAGCGAAGATCTTTGACCACATGATCCTTGTCCTTCGGGGACGCAACCGCAGCGTCAAGCATGCGCTCGTTCGCGCGCGCGGACTGCGCCTCGACGCGCCGCGTCGTCGAATTTGCGCCACGCTTCCAGGCGACGGCGACGACGGCGAGAGCGGCTCCAGCCGCCAGCAGATAGGCCCAGAACTTGTCGATCAGACCTCCGATCATCGAGATCCCTCCTGCCGACGCTTCCACTCCGACCAGACGAACCAGCCGAGCGCTCCAATCGCCGCGACGCCCAGGACGCCCATCAGGACGTGCGGGCTGATTCCGATCGCAGCCAGACCATCCCAGATACTGGAGACCTGAGCAACAGCTTGCTGCGCGCCGGTAAGCGCAGCGCCAGCACCGGCAGCGATCGCCGCGACCGGCGGCTTGGCTGCGGGGTCGCGCGCCTCGGGCGTCGCGCGCGTTGTCTGCTCGTCGTCTCCGACCGGCGTCAGGTAGAGCGCGGCCTCGACCGAGCGGCGGCGCGTCAGCCCCGCGCGTACCTTGCCGCCCGCCTTGTTCCACATTGCGAATGCGTTCGCCGCTTCTGCGAACTTCGACTGATTGTGCAGACGAAGGACGGAGGACTTGCGAAAATTTCCGATGCCGATGTTATACGTCAGCGACACCATCGCAGCTAACTGGTTTTCATTCGGCGGCACGGCGCATGCCGAACGAACCTCTTTCGTCGTCGCATTCACCGTGATCAGAAGCTCGTGATCGGCGCGATGCTGCGTCCATGTCGTGCCCTTCTGGACGTGCGGCCCCGTCTGCCCCCATCCGACAGTCCATACCGGCGGGCTTGCGAGCGTGTCGAGGTACGCCTCAAGTCGGCACTTCTCGAAATCCTTGATGATGTTCAGACCGGCGTCGCTGATCATTTGTCCACCTTGCCGTCGAGCTTGTCGAAGATCTTCTGAATGAGAGCCTTGATCTCTCCAAGTTCGTCTTTCCTGACGTACTCGCGAGGGAGCGCGACCTCGATTTTGTGGAGATCCCTTCGCAGTTCCTTCACGGCATCCCATATCTGCCGCGCGAACCACCCGATGACGGCAAGGATCGCGCCGCCAGCCAGATTGATGATGCCTTGATAATCGATTCCGCTCACGTCGCAATCTCCACGTCTGGACGAACGAAGGGGAGGGTGATGTCTTCGGGTGGGCGCGCGGGGAGACGATACGGATCGTAATCGTCCCGGTCTGCTTCGCAGACTTTCAGCCCCGGCATATTCGGATCATCGTGAAGCTGGTGCAGCGGCATCTTGCGCGAGCATCGTCCGCAGATGCCGAGGCCGAGCGTCGGATTGCCAGTCGTGTCGATGAAGAGCGGCATGCATCACCTCGTGTAAACGCCGATGCGTGGTGCCCACTTGATCGGGCTGTTGTCGCGCTCCTCGTCTTCCGCAGAGCGCAGAGCCTTGTCCGCGAGCGCAAGCAGCTTGGCCTCGCGATCATCCGGCACCTCGGCCAGGACCGATGCGATGCGGCTCGCGAGTTGGAGGACGACAGCCTCGTACCAGCGCTGCGGGATGTCGAGCCTCTGCGACAAGCTGCCGACATCCATGATGTAGCGCTTGCGCCAGATCTCCATCTGGCTGAAGCGGTCGGTGCTGCTGACCGCAGGCCACAGATGAATGACCGGCTCGTCGCGCTGCCGGTCGAACCAATACTGGAGCGGACGCCCCCTGTAAGTGCGATCGACGAGCGCGGTGTAGTCGTCCCGGTTCATGCGCGCCATCGGGACTGCTCGGGGATTGTTGCCGATGAAAATCTCGCGCGCGCGCATGGTGAAGTTCAGCATACGAACTCTGAAGTATCGCGCGGACGTGAAGGTCGAGAGATCCGTCCAGAGCCAGTGTTCCGCGCCGAGCGAAACCGTAGTCGTCGTGTTGATGACCTCCCAGGTCGTGCCGTCGTCGCTGCGCGCGAACTCCAGTCTGACTGGACTGCTGCTGTCGTTGAGGTAGCCGACCGTAGTCGGCGCTGCGGCAGATCCGAAGTCCACGACGACCGAGCCGCCCGTGGAGGTCTGCACAAGCGTTGTCGATAGGTCGCCGTCGAATGCATTCTCGACGTTGCCGCCTGCCGTCGAGGTGTACGAGCCGGTCAGTCGCGTCAGGCTTCTCAGGTTGGCGTTCAGAATGTCCACCGTTCCGGTGAGGCCAGAGATCTCGTTCGTGCCCTCGTAGAGGGGCAGAACCTTTCGCTCGATGCACCACATTTGGATGCCGCGATTGGCGAAAGACGACAGCAGCATCCAGAGTTGATCCTGCGCGACTTCGATCTGCTCCGCGCCGATCTGCTGCGGCGTCAGCTTGCAGTATCGAAACGCATGGTCGATGACCTTTCGGGTCTCGAACGTCGTCGCGGAAATCGTGCCGGAAACAGCCATCAGCACTTCTCGCCATACATCGGCTTGCGACCGTGCGTCGGCACGCCACCGCGCGCGAGCTTGGTCGGCGGCTTGCCGGGATGCATGGCTCGCTCGTGCTTGTGAACCGCGCCCTTCACCATGCGCTTGTCCGCCGCCACGTCCTCGTGCGCCGCGCCGCCCTTCTTCATGCCGCCGGGGATGCGGGCGCGCGCGCCATAGTTGGGCATGCCCTGGGGACGGGGCGCGGAGGCGATTTCCTGGCCCGCCAGGGCACTCAACGCGCCGACCGGCATCGAGGGTGCCGCCGCAGGCTTTCGCGCACCAGCGGGCGGAAAACCGGCCTTCTTGGGGGCGGCGGCGACCTTCGGCTTGACCTTCCCGCCGCCTGCGTAGAACTGCACGAGGCGACGCCCGTCGCCCCCCTTCGGCAGGCTGGTCAGCGAAGATCCGCCCTTGCCGAACTTGAACTCGCCGCGATGCGTCTTGCTCATCACTTCCATCCCTTCTTCATGTCCGAATAGGACTTCTTCGAGATCGTGGACTTGCCCTTCGGGCGACTATCGCCTTCGAGCCTCTGGATGTTGATGTTTCGCACCAGCGATGGCTTCTGCGCCTTCATCGAGCGGAGCTTCTCCGACTTCGTCGCCATGTCAGCAGTTCCAGGCGCGCAGCGACTTGTTGATGCGCGAGTTGGGGTCGCGCGCCGTCTTCTCGCTGGTGAGCTTCGCCTTCATCCCCTTCATCCGCGCGCAGAAGCTGTCGCGACGCGCGCCGCCCTCGGGCTGCGGCGGCTTGAGGTTCATGCCCTGCGCCTTGGCGGATGCGCGGCCTTTCGCATTCAGCCCGCCCTTCGGGTTCTTGCCTTCCTTGCGCTGCCACGCCGGGGTCTTCGCCATGCTCTCCTCCTCAATGGGTCCGGTGTCGGACGTTGTAAAGCTCGGCTATACCGATGATCGGGAAGACATCATAGACATCAGGCCCGCCGACACCAAAACCTTCTGTGACCGGGATCTCCAGCGTCCCCGTTGCGCTCAGGGTCGCTGCGTCCAGAAGCGCCGACAGGTCTGCCGTGATCGCGACGCCGAACTGAGCCGCCGAAGACAGCGTCGCGGCGTCGAGCGTTGCGGACAGCGATGCGACGTTGTCGAACTGCCCGGTTGCCGACAGCACCGCGCCATCGAGCGTGACGCTCAGATTTCCGACGAGGCTCTGATCTGCGGTCGCATCGCTCGACAGCGTCGCTGCGTCGAGCGTCACGTTCAGACTGGCAGATATCCCGCCGCTGTCTGACAGCAGGGTGCCGAACTGAAATGTCAGCCCCTGCAACTGGGCCATGCGTCACCTCATACAGAAGCGCACAGATCAGTCGATTACGACGCGCGCCCGCAACGTCGCGAGCGTCTCCTCGGTCCTCGCGATCTCCGCTTCGATCTGAGCGCAGAGGGCAGCGTCACCGAGAAGGCCCGCCGATGTCCGCTGCGCTGTCAGGTTGGCGAGGCGCGCAAGCGCAAGGGCAATCAGATCGGAAATCGTCATGGTCAGATCACCATCTGCCGCATGTGGATTGCCGACGTATTCAACACGATGTGCATATAGTCGATCTCAGTCGCGCCGTCCCTATACGTCACGTCGAACGCGGTGTCGCCCAAGACCGCCGCACCGTTTGGGTAGAGCATCGTCGTCCAGCCGTCCATCGAGGCTTGCGCGATGTCGAAGCGGAACCAGCGACCCGTCGCGTCTTTCTGGATGTAGATGGCATCTTTACTGTAGATCCACTTCGTGCCGGTCGTGAAGGTTTCGACAGCGGGGCTGTAGGTCAACGCTGCCCAGCTATTCGCGGCGATGTCATAGCGGTCGAGAAGCGCGCCCGCGCCGCCACGGAACGAGTAGATATAGCGCCCGTTGAGGATCGCGCTCTCGTTGTTCCAGTCGCTGGCGGACACGCTGTGTATCCAGCTTCCAGACACCGCAGCACCCGGAGCGCCGCCGCGCGCCACGCTGGGAGAGAGAGTGGACCAAGAGTTGCCGCTTATCGAGTAGCGGTACATCGCTATCGCGCCATTCCCGATGGCGTAGATGTAGTCGTCGTTGCCTTCGAGACTGTACTGCGAGGTCGCATCCGGCGTCGTTGTCCAGGCACTAGAAACGGTGATGACCGTTCCGGTGTTCGACGCAACCGTGCGGATCTGCCCCGCGCCCGTGCCAGCGGTGATCCGGATTTGGTAGTTCGCCCACTGGTTCGTTGTCCACGACTTGGCCGAGTTCGTCAGCGTCGTGGATGCGCCAGCAGTCGCCGTGCCGGTGGCGAAGCTTTTGAATCCGAGATCAAGCCATGACGGCGTCGAGATGAGCCGACCGTCCGTGCCCCATGACGCCGGAAGGCCGGTGTTGACCAACGTGACCCAGGTATTCGTCGCGTAGTCGTATCGCTTGAACGAGCCGCTCGCGAGCGTGCCCGCGCCCAGAACGAAGAAGACCGGCGTCTTCAATCGATACTGCGAGGTGCTGTCAAAAGCGGTCGCCTCGGCATCCGTGAAAGTGATCACCGCATTTGCGCCAATCGTATTCGACGCAATCGTCTTCAACTTGCCCGCGTTTGTGCCGCCGACGAAATAG